TTATCCCTTACGCCCGCGCAGCATCGCCGCGATCGTCACGGCGCTGTAGCCGCTCTGCTGCCAGAGATCGTCGGGCACGGTGCCGCCGTTGCGCAGGATGAGCGTGATCTGCCGCCGCGCATCGCTGCGCGCGGCCTTTTCCGCCTTCTCGGCTGCGTCCTTTTCCTCCTTCGCCTTTTTGTCGGCGGCGGCCTTGGCATCGGCCGCATCCTTGGCCTGCTGCTGCAGCTTGCTGTCCGCGCGGGTGAAGTCCGCGTCGTCCATGTCGAGCAGCGCGGCGATCTGCGCCTTCGTCACGCTGTCACGGCTGTCGGCTGCGTCGAGCAGGCTGTCGATGGCGCTCAGGCGCGTCTTGCGCTCGCCGCTGTAGCGCTCGTAGGCGAGCTGCGCCAGCTCCGGCAGCTTGCCCGCGAGCATCGCGCGGTAGTATCCGCCCGCCTGCTGCGATGCCGCCACCGCCGCCGTCGAGGCCTGCCCGCCCGTCAGCGCGGCCGCTGCGCCGAGGGCGTTGGCCGCCGCGAGATCGGCCTGCCGCTCGTACTGCTGCCGGTAGGCGGCGTAGAGCTGGTCCGATGCCGGGTCGTAGTTGAATTCCTCGCCGAGCAGCGCGTCAAGCATCTGGTCGATGCGGCTGCGCTGTGCGGTCGTGTCGCGCTCGGTCAGCAGCGTTTCCGCCTCGCGGCGGTGCGTATCGTCGTAGTCCGGCACGTCCTCGAGGGGCAGATACTGCGCATAGTCGTTCGTCTGCTCCTGATCGGTCATGCCTTCGCCGCGGATCTTCGCGTTGCGCTGCTGCTCGTAGATGGCGGCGGACGCATGGTCGCCGCGCTGCGCCGCCTGCTCCATGAGCGCGGCGTAGTCGGTGTCCTTGTCGTATTTGTATTTTGTGGCCATAAGGTCTCCTTTCCTCAGTGCTGCGGCCCGGCGGCGGTCTCCGTGCGCGTGAGCGACAGCAGCCGCCACGCGCCCGTGCCCGTCAGCCGCAGGCGAAAGTGGTCGCACCGGCGCGGCAGCACCGGCAGCGTGACGGAGCGCTTTGCGCCCGCCGTCACGGTCGCGAGCGTGTGCCACACGCCGTCGGAGTCGTACTGCACCGCCGCCGTCACGCTTGCGCCCGCGTCCGCCTCCAGCCGCAGCTGCACGCGCAGCAGGCGCTTGCAGTCCGGGCTGCCGCTGACGAAATCGCCCGTTTCGAGCATGCTCTCCAGCTGTGCCGTGCTGCCGGTGCCGAAGCGCCAGACGCCGCTCGTGTCCTGCGCGTAGAGCGCGCCGCCGCTGCGGGCAAACCCGCGCGCGTGGAAGGCGTCCTCGCGGCTCCACAGGCCGCTGCGCGTGTCGTATACAAACAGGTGCCAGACGTTGTCCCTGTCATGCGCCGAGAGATACCAGCGCGTGCCGTCCGTACCCGCCACGCCGGCCGTGAGCGTGCGCCCGAGCGCGTCGCCGATGCGCACCGGCCGTCCGCCGGCCGTGCGCGCCGGCCCGGCAGGGGAGAGGTAGTAGAGCGTTTCCGCCGCCGTCACGAGCGTGCGGCCGGAGTTTTTCTCCGCGCCGAGCGCCGCCGAGGCGACGAGCTGGAAGTTGTCCGGCTTCGTTCCGTACAGCCGCCAGAGCCCGTCCGGCTTGAGAAATACCACGCCGCTGCCCGTCGCCGCGCAGCCGGAAAAATCGCCCGGCGTGCCGACGTCCACGCTCCATGCCGCCGTGGCGACCGTGCCGTTTTCGTCCGCCTCGTACCAGTACCAGCTCAGCGGGTCGCCGAGCTTTGAGCACCAGACGGTGTCGTTCGCGCAGGCCCAGATGCGGTTGCCGTACGTGCATGCGTGCATCGCCATGGGCATGCGCCGCGTGACCGTGATGTCCTCGGTCACGCCGGCGGTGGAGAACGTGTCGGGGTCGAACACGAGCGCCGCGCCCGCAATGTCGCGGATGATGTAGGTGCCGTTGTCCTCCGGCGTGGAAAAGCCGCGGATCGTCACGGCGTCGCCCACGCGAAACGGCAGGTCGATGCCCTCCGCGGCGATGGCGTCGGCGCGGGTGCCGCTGCTGTCGTCCGAGCGCTGGAGGTTCACGGAGCCGCTCCAGCTCGGCTCCGCGCTGCCGAACTGGCCGGAATCCGGCCGGTACCAGATCTTGTCCGGCCAGATGAGCACGGTGCCGCCCAGCTCGGCGAACACCTTCGGCCCGTTGATGAGCGTGCAGCCCGCGACGGGCGTGCCGTTGACATACAGCGTCTGGCCGGTGCACCAGAGCAGCCCGCAGCTGCCTGCGAACAGCCCGTTCGGTCTTCCGCCGGCGGTCGGATAGGTCAGCGTGCGGCCCGGCCGCGTGGAAAACAGCGGCGCGTCGGCCGCCGAGCCGTTCGTCATCTCGTAGATGCCGCCCTCCGGGCAGCCCGGCCGGTGGTCGTAGCCGCGAAAGTCGGTCTGCACGCGCCGCGTCACGGCCATGGCGCGGGGAAATGTGGGTAGATGCATTGCCTGCCTCCTTACTGGTTCGTGGTCTGGCCGCTGCGCAGCTCGGCGCGCAGCCGTTCGAGCGCGGCGGGGTTGAAGTTCTCGCGGCTGAGATTCGTCAGCGTGTATTGCAGCGCCTCCAGCAGCCGGACGATCGTCTCCTCCAGCGCCGTGACGCGCGCCTCCAGCCCCTCGCCGCCGGTACGCTCCGGCAGCGGGAAGTTCAGCGGGGAAAAATCCGTCATGCCGCGCCGCCTCCGTCCCCGTCTCCGCCGCCGCGGTCGGAAATGCCGGCGCGCAGGGCGGCGATCGCCCGCATGAGAAACTGCGGCATCGGCGCGCCGAGCGCGCCCGCGTTTTCGGCGATGCTGCCCAGTTCCGTCAGCAGATACCACGCCGTCACGAGCGGGCACAGCAGCACGTCGTAGTCGATGCCCAGCCCCGGCACGCTGCCGAGCAGCACGCGCAGGGCAAAGTCCAGCAGCGCTGCCACGAGCACGCCCGCCACGGCTCCGGCCTTGTGCCACAGGCCCTCGCGGGCGACGCGGCTGCTCCATGTCCCGGCGCGCAGGGCGGCGGCGCTGCCGGTGGCATAGTCGAGCAGCATGGCCAGAAACCATGCCGCCGCCAGCCAGCCCGTCCAGCCCCAGAAGGCCGTCAGCGCTGCGGCCGCCGTGCAGGCGGCCGCTTTGATCGTTGTGAGTCGGTCCATTTATGTCTCCTTTGCCTGATCGACCATCCGCTGGCACACGATCAGCGTGCGCAGCATGTCCGGCGAGAGATCCAGCTCGCCGCGTTCATTGCCCCGCAGTGCGCCGCGGTCGATGAGCCGCTGCGCATCGCTGCGCGCCCACGCGGGCACGTCGTCGATTTTGTTGTATCGTGTCATGGGTCCTTCCTCCTCTTCGTTCGGGTGTTCCGGCGTCAGCATGGCCAGAAATGCCGTCCACTGCGCCGGGTCGTCCACCCACGGCATGGGGCAGCGCTTGCCCGTCACGTCGTAGTGCCGCACAACGTGCTCCGTGTCGATGCCATAGCGCTGCATAATGTCTTTTGCCAAGGTCGCGGCGTTGGCCACGGTCTCCGGCTTGATATAGTAGCTGCCGTCGGCGCGCTTGCGGCTGCACATCTCGATGCCGATGCTGTTGCCGTTGCGGCACTCGGGATGCCAGTACGCCCGCGCGCCGCAGTGCCACGCCGTGTCGCCCTCGCGCACGGACTGCATCGCGCCATGCTCGTCAACGAAATAGTGCGCGCTGGCCTGCAGGCCGCCCACGCGGTGGTAGTAATCGCAGTTGTTTTTTGCCGTGTCGCCGTTGCCGGCCGTGTAGTGCATCACAATGTACCGCACCGGCTGCGTGCGCCCGGCGCGGTAATTTGACGGATCGCAAGAAACAAATTTCATCAGCTCTCCGCCTCCCACGCCGCCGCGTAGTCTGCCGGGCTATATGCCGTGTCGGCCGTGCAGCGGTACATTTTCGCGTTGTAAATCGCGTACTCGCCTGCGTGGTACATATCGTGCGCGCCGGTCGGCTGCACGAACGGCCGGGCGGTCGCCGGGCTTGTCCCGTGCAGCGGGCGGTTAAACGTGCGCCACGCCGCATTGCCGGGTTTGACATCAGGGTATGCCGCGTTGTCGTAGGTAGCAAAGCACGCCCACGTCTGCCCATCGGCATTGTAAACTTCACCAACCGCGTGCGCGCCTTCCGCCCAGTCGGGGAAGAGCACGCGGATGCCCAGCCGCGCGTTGTCCTCCGTCACCGCATTGCGCGCCGCGACGATCGCCGCGCGGTACGCCTTTGCCTCTCCTCGCGTCATGCCGTCACCCCCAGGATCATGTTCAGCGCTTGCGCATCCGAAAGCTCATCGGCATCGCTCGGTTCTGGTTCGGGCGGCAGGTCGTATGCCTCCCACGTCAGGTCGGTTTTCAGCCGGTAGCCCTTGCCCTCGGCGGCCGGACAACTCTGGATGATTGCCATGATATCGTTGTACTCGGTTTCGGTGATCTCCGTGCCGCCCGCGCCGATGCCAATGACGAGGATATCATTATCGAATGTTTGCTTGTAATATCTCATGCGCACGCCACCCACACATATTCTGTTCGAGCCTTTAACACTGCGTCCTTCGTTTCCGGATGAACATCAATTGTGGTCGATGTTGCCTCGCGCAAAGGGCCATCCGAGTTTGCAGTGCTTGTTATGTCTGTGATCCAATCTTGATATTGAAAAATTGTGTATCCCTGGGCGTTGGTGTTGCTGATGCCGAAAACGGGCTTTTCCCCATTGTAAAAGATGGCATAGATCAATGCACCCGTAACGCCCGACGATGTGTCATTCACAAACAAGACGAACAGCTTCGGCACAACGCCAAGATTGTGCGTAATGGTATATTCAGATGCTATGTCGGTGGATGGCGTGAATTTGCCGCTTGTCATCGCGCCGCCGCCGGCCGGGATGCTGCCGATCAGCGCCGCGAACGCATCGAGCTTTGCGCCGTCGGGCACGGTCATGCCCTTGTTCTGTATGGCGGTTTTCATGGCGGCCTTGGCGCTCTGCAGCCTTGTCAGATCGGTCGAAATGCTCATACCGTCGCCTCCTTACATCGCCGCGAGCGCGGCCGCCAGCCCCTGCATGGCCGCAAGGTCGGCGTAGAAATTTGCCTGCGTGTCCGTGTAGCCGCCGCTCTGCGCGGCGGCGTATGCGTTCTGACCGGCAGTACCCGGCGTACCGGGCTCGCCCTTGTCGCCCTTTGCGCCGGGGTCGCCCTTGTCGCCTTTGTCGCCGGGATCACCCTTTGCGCCGGGGTCGCCTTTGTCACCTTTGTCGCCCTTCTCGCCCGGCGCACCGGGCGCGCCGTCCTTACCGGGGTCGCCGTCTTTGCCCGGCGTGCCCGGATCGCCCTTTTCCCCGCGGAACGCGCCGGAGTCCTTTGCCGCCTGCAGCGCCGTGTTCACGGCCGGGCCGAGCGCGGCGGGGGAGACCTTCGCGTCCCACGCGGCGGCCCGCGCGGCCGTGATGCCGTCGAGCACGCCCTTGTTTTCGTGCGTGTGCCGGGCGGCGCTGTTGGCGGCGATCTGCGCCGCTGCGCCGGGGGTCGCGGCCGCGGTACCGTTCGTGCGCTGATACCACTTGGCGTACTCGTCGAGCGCCGCGTTAAAGAGCATCATGCTGTCGGCGTAGTGCGCCGTCTCGTGCGCGGCGTAGTCGCACATGGCGATGACGTAGTACACGTACAGCCGGTCGAACGGCGCGGGCACGAGCAGCGGGGTGGTGCGCGCGGTGTCCGCGTCATAGGTGATGCACGCCTCGGGCGCAGTGCCGAG